TTCATTTTATTTCCTTTGAGTTAACAGAATAATATATCTGTATATATACAACGCGGTAGCTAGTGTTTTCGTTGACAGATATTTATCCGCCACGCCCAGTTCTACGAACTACACTTGAGCCACCAAATCCTTTAGTATTAGGTTTAGGTCCTTGTTTCTTTGGTGCTTTACCTAAACCAGGATGTTGTTCTTGATTTTTATGTTTGGCTTCATTAGCCATATTGATAAATGGATTTTTGCTTTTCTTTTCTTCTGTCATGATCGTACCTTTATTGAGTCTAAATATTCGTTGATATTTCCATATAAATTAATGAGCAGTGCAATCTTACTGTCATATAATCTTATGTAGGGTGATCTACTGCCACCATCATTTTTATTTACCCCTATATAGTAAGGACAACGAATTTTTTTATTTAGTTCTAATATAAAACTATGCCAATTACTTGTTTCAACTATTGTAAAGCCAAAGTTGAAAAATTCTATTTTAGCATAGCGAAATGCCAAATCACCGGCCTCTGTTAGTCTTAGACCTCTATCTGATCTAGGAACCATCCACCATTTCTTTAATGCTTCTTCAAAAGTCCAAACACTATCATCACCAAGTTCTAAGATTACATTTTTTGTAACTTGTTCCTTGTAATGTAGTTTAGTCATCTGGGTATACTTTTGTTCCCGAATTCATAAACACAACACTAAATTTATCTGTTTTGAATTGTGTGTTCAGTTTACGACATAAGTTTCTAGCATGACCGGGATTGCTAAAACTTGTTTTTTTATATTTTGGTACTGCTTCACTATCAAGGTAATGACTGCTTTTTAAGTTAATAGGTTGGTCATCATAGAATACTGCCCATATACCACTGGCTTCTACAATTTGGTCACACTTGTATGTGTTTTTATCTACTAGTTCTACTAATAGTTTAGGTTGTGTTCTACTCATATTTTACCACTTCCCACCACTAAATACTACTTCAATTTTTTCAGTAGGGTTAGGTGATTGTTCTTTTTGATCTAACAAAAGTTTAGTGATTTCATCACGCAGGGATTTAGCATCAGCCATTGGCATGATAATCTCTCTAGCACCGCGCGCCTCATTAGTGGTAATTTTATCAATAAACTTTTTAATATAACTCATAGTGTATTTATGATATTTTTTACCTCATCTTCGGTTTTGTAGGGGCCGTGATAGTCATATCTTTGAATGAAAATATATTTTGGGCAAAAAATAGGTGTGAATTCGTGTGTTTGCTTGACTGCAAACCAACCTGCAACATGATAACATTTACTCTTATTGGTTTTTGTAAATAGATGAAGTTTTCTTTTAACATCTAATACACTATTGAAAATTCTATTATTACCAGTAGGGAATACTGCAAACGGTGGGATAGTTGTTGTTTGATTGGATTTAACTACTCTTTCAAACTCAATATTTTTAACTTTTTCAATTTGTTTAGTGTTATCATAATGTTCTATGTTAGTACCAATTTTAACCTCAAATCCGTTACCTTGGCTCTCTACATTTCCTACTTTTCTTTCACCGTCTGTTACTACCCAAAATTGGTTCTTAATAATTGGCTTTGCTATTAAGTTCATGTTGTTCCTTTTAATCTAAATTTTTTAAGATACTCTGTGGCATCTGTAACCGTTTCAGTTTCATACGTCGGTTTTTCTGGTTCATATGCATCACCAAAATCTAATCCATATGAATTAGCATAATATTCTACCAATGAATCTATCAATAATTCTAATGTTTCTTTATCCAGATTATCTAATCCTAACAATGATACATTCATTTTTTTATTACTCATTTTTTAAGTTCATTCCAAGTAAGTTTTTTAGCTAAATCTTCTAGTTCTTTATTGTCTTTTTTAAGCATATGAGGTGCCATAATATTCAAGTATTCTATCATAGCCTCAACACCTTTTTCAGTAAAATGACAATATTCAGGTCCTACATTACTATGATAGTAATAATCACGATCTTTGATTATTTCTAACAAACCAGCATATACTTGTTTCTTAAACAGGTTTGTCACAAAGCGATCCTTGATATGGACTACTAAGCCACTTAGTATAAGCTTCAGCTTGAGTAGAAATTTTTGTAAGTTCATATTTACCACATAGTTTCATAAAGTGAATTCCAATTTGACCTTTTTCTGCTACATTCAACCCTGTTTTAATATTCTCGTCAACATGCATTTTAACATCATCCGGTTGTGCAGTCAAGTCAATTAATATACGATTGCGTTCGTAGTCATCTCTTACTCTATGTTCGACCTCATTATGATCTACCCAGCGTTGTAACATTAAATTGTTCCAATCAAACCCCATTTTTGTTCTATCTGCGTAGGCTTCAATTAAACCCACCTTATTCTTAGTACCTTTTTCACGTACACCGGGATATGCACTAAAAACATTATCAGTTGAATCACCACGCATACATTTTTTAAACAATAAGTATTGAGGATCTTCTAGTAGTTTAGGTTGTTTAGTTTTTTTGTCTATAACAAGCTTACCTTTTTCATCATGGTATCCTTTGAGGGTGATGAATTGATTTGTGATTCCATTGTACTGGAACACGTTCTCACTAATAAGCTGAATATAATCGGTATCAGAACTAATAATATAATGCGAGTCATTTGGATGTAAGTATATAAATCTTGCTATGATATCATCAGCCTCTGCTTTAGGATCACGCAGTACGCTAACATTTGTTTTTTCTTTAAGAAATGTAGTGAAGACCTCATAAGTTTCCCAAAACATCTTGTTTTCTTCAATCTCATCCTCAGTTTGGCTTTGTGTATCCACAATACGATTTTTCTTATATGGTTCATAGTAATCTTTCCTCCAACTACGACCCTCAGTACAGAACACAACATGGTCAATTCCAAACTTACGAACTACTTGATTAACACTAGCAAGTGTTAAATGTAATGCCATTCCTATTTTTTCTTCTGTAGTAGTGTTGCGACTTGCAACATGCCGGGCACGAAAGAAAGTATTTGCAGTATCAATCAAAGCATATTTTTGCATTTTATGTGTATATTTAGTTCAAAGTATGCGTATATTATATGACATATATGAATAATTTGCAAATATTTTGGGTAACATATTAAATATTGATATGTATTACATATTTGTCATATTTCTATTTCCATTATCAGTACTAGCGGCTGATATGGATAAGTGCAATCAAGAAAAGGATTACACAGTAAAAAATATGTGTTTAGCAATTGCGGCTGGAAGTGTTACCTATTGTGAGAAGTTAATGAGAGCCGATGACAAAATGAGTTGTACACTAAAGGTACGTGACTTACAAAGAAAAATTATGAATCAATATCATCCATTGAATGATAGCAATACTCAAAAACGTTGACTACTCATATGAAAATAGTGCTGTAGATAACAAGGGGCTCTTAAAAGATTTGTTTCTAGTGGGATCTTTTATGTTTAGTATTGGTTTTTTACCATAAATCTCTTTATATTGTCTGGTCAATTCACCTTCTGCCCATGTAGTTAACTCTTTATCGCTATCGTATAGGTGAGTTATATACGGTTTTCTTCTATCTATATCCCATATACCGATAATTAAATCATCTTTTGTTAAATTAGGAATGTTACCTTTTTTAATTTCTCTTTCTACATTAGACCAAAAATCGTCACCGTGACTACTATAATAGTCAGGATCTTCCCATCCCGGGGCATGTTCTACTTGTCTTTTAACTCTCTCACCTGTGGCTTTGCTAGTGTTAGGTCCAGGGCATGGCGCACTTTCACCAAACTTAAGTACTTCAATATGTAATCCATTCCTATAACAAATAGCATATACATAATTTTTTATGTTATAATAATGCATTAAATCATAAACTTCCGTTGACGATTTTAATTTACTGCATTCTATTACAAAATCAGGTTTTAACATATCTATATCAAACATCAACTTACCTCCGTTTTTCCGTTACCAATATCTCTTTGTACAATTGTTCTAGTCATCTCACGAACATCTGGATCTGCTTGTTGTTGTTCATATATTTCTAAAACCACGTTTCTGCAAACTGTTTGAAACCATCTATCTACGATATCATTGTCGGTATCATCTTCATTCATTTTATAACCTGCACGAACTAAATTTAGTATGAATTTATCATTCCAATCAAGTTCAAAGGCACCGCTATTGATATCGTTTGGATCAATATCCATGCTCAGTATATTGACATAAGGCTCACCTGCCATAGTTGCTTTTTCTTTTGCAGTAAGTTGAACCTCTACCTTTTTTTCTCTAGGTTTTCTAGGCTTTTTAGGTTTAGGTTCTACTACTGTTTCTACAACAGGTTCTACCTTAGGCGGCTTTGAGAATAGGTTCTTTAATTTGTTTAGCATTTATATATCTATCATAAAAATCAAAGCTGGCTAAATTTTTAGCCTTTGACTCGCAGAGGATATCAAAATCATTTGAGAATGTAGCTGCCCATTCATTGACCGCCTCATTCCAATAGTATTCGCTATGTGCACGTAGTTTTTGTTTGTTGTGCCCATTTGCAATTAACGTACCATGATCGGGTAAGATGTGTCTGTCATGACCAACAAGTACATCTTCCCTACTAACAGAGTAGTGCATAGTAGGCCTGATACCACGCCAACTAGAAATAACCCTTTCAACACGCGGATCATTTGGGGAGATGTATTCCCCCGTTTTAACCCAATGATGATGAATATCCAAAACGATAGGCACCAAGTCACTAATAGTAAGACAGTCATCCAATCCATACGAAATTTCCTCATTCTCTATCGTTAAACAGTTACGCGCCTCAGTAGACAATCTATTGTAAACCTTGCGAATACCTTCTGGGCCTTGACGACCACTAATATGTACATTGACTTTAAAATCTTGAAAAGTCTTACCATAATCCATCCATCGTACCATATCACAATGATACTCAAATTCTTTAATACTTTGTTCAACAACTTCGGGTCTATCACTAGCAAGAACAACAAACTGATCTGGGTGAAAACTTAAGCGAACATCATTTTGTCGTGCAGTTTCACCTATAGGTGCCATCCAACGTTGCAAACTATCTTGTATGTCTTGTCGTTGCCAAAAGTCTTTGTACTCATTGTGAGTATAAAAACTAAACATATCACTAGTAAGACGAACCATACGTAAACCTGGCTCTAAACTTGCAACACGTTTGACCAAATTATGTGTATGCATAATATTAGTCTTAGCAACATCAAGTATCTTTTCTTCTACAATATCTCGTTTATTACGCCTCGCCCATGCAAGTGTAGTGCCACCTGTATTGAGTCCCTCAACACTGGATATCTCACCTTTTTTATTGAGTTCGGAAAACTTGCAAGCAAAGCCAATTCGTTTAATAGTCATATATTTAGTGTAAAATGTATAGAGACTTAAGTATATCACTACTCATATTATTTGTCAACCTTTAGTAAATCCTTAATATCATACAAGTTTTTCATGTATGGACTGACGTTTTCTAATACACTTTTTGGAATATCACCCTCTCTGCGAGGTCCATATGTAATATCAATTTTAGCATTATTGACCAATTCAAATAGTGTGACCATTTCTTTGACAGTATAACCTACACCGTGACCCAAACACTCAATACTATTACTTGATTTTTCAATTGCGGTTCTAAGTGCATCACAAATTTCATTCACATGAACATAGTCACGTACACAAGTTCCATCCCAACTTTCATCATAATCTTCACCAAATATAGTAAACTTGCCCGTTTCTTTTGCTTTGAGCAAATTATACATTAATCCATCTGGGTTGGTTGGTTTGAAACCATCACTACCGATCACATTATAAAATCTAAAGATAGTATATGGTAACTTCATATATTCACACCATTCTTTGACACAATCTTCTGCGGCTCTTTTACTAGTACCATATGCACTTTGGCAACTCTCTGCTGCACCTGTACTAGCAAAGATAAAGTTTTTGCACTTAACTGTTTTCAATACATTCAATGTACCAATAAAGTTAGTCATGTAGTAATCAGTGGGTTTCTTTTCACTTTCGCTAACACTTACTAATGCGGCTAAATGAATAATGGCATCAAATACTATTTTATTTTCTGGAACTATTTGTCGTATGTCATGCTTTCTATGACTTGTGATAGGGTATTGTGGATTGTTTAAATCTAATCCATGTAACTCATACTCACCATCTAATATCTTAGACAGATGACTACCTATATATCCACTATTACCTGTTATTAATATTTTTTTCATACAAATTCAAATAGCCCTATTCCTGTAGTTTTTTCAACTGGTTTATAAGTTGGGTCTTTACTCAGGTAAGAATTTTTATCTGTATAAACCCTATTTATAAATTTATGTCTGTTTGATAACACACTTTCAAAATCTTCTCTTGCTAAATGAGTTCTCTTTAAATCTGTGATATAGTCACCATAGCATAATGTTTCATATGTATTTACCTTAGCTGAATTTGTATTACTTTTTTTAGATACAAAATTATCTAAAAATGTTATCCAATACTCTGCAACCAGTTCATCAAGTTGTTTAACGTATTCTAAACCACCAACTAGTGTAGGTTGATTATACAACTTGTTTAACATCTCAGGCACTTCATCCTGTTTACATTTATGAAAGAAACTTATATTAAAGTTATCTGACCAATCCTGTTTATCTAACACAACACATGGCATTTGTGCTAGACATTCTAAAAATGCAAATGGGTAGTTCTCACGTAAGCTAGGCATGAAAAATACTTTACAACTTTTAATAAAATCTACTTTCTCTTGACCAATGATACCTGCTTTGATTTCATAATCTGTGATGCCTGCTTCCTCAAATGCTTTTTCAAACTTCTTAGCACCGTTACTGTTAGTCATAACCTTACATGGAAGTTTTGCTAGTTTCATTGCTTTGATATATGATTCAGGATTCTTACCTTCTTCCCAACGACCAATGAACAATACACCTTTACGATTCATATTAGTGTTAGGTTCTAGTAAACCACGCTCACTCATAGGCATAGGTAATTTAACACAGTTAGTTGCACCATGTTTTGTTAACTCATCAATATTCTTTTGACTTTGTGTACCTATAATGATATCAGTAAACTCCATATGTTTATTATAAAAATTATGATAACTACTTAAAAACACATCACTTCCCTGACTTTCCCTAAAAATCATGCTATGCAAATGTGTATAGAACACAACTGGTATATAATCATGTATGGTCATAGCATAACTAGCAGTCATTGCCTCTTGTGTGTTACATACAATCATATCATAGATATTTGTTTCAAAGGCTTTTAACAAAGCTTTGCGAAAATTAATAATCTTTTCAAAGTTAATGGTATCACTAAATGCAAATGTTGCAGTATGATCACTGTATCTTAATGAATCATTTGGATATACAATATTAGCACCTGCACTCTCGATAACTTCATTGAATGTGCCTGTAGGTTCTTTGTCTAAGATAATATCAACTTTCCAATTTATACGATTGCACATTTCTGTAAAACTTTTACAGAAACTACCTATACCACCATGTGGTATAAAGTGTTGGTCACTAATCATAAATGCAATTCGTTTATCGTATGTTTTCATATTAATTAACTATGTATCCAAATCTCTTTCTAATACTATTTTCGCATTTCTGTTTTGTATTTTCAATTACAGTAATATCGTATGTAGTAACACCATGTGTTTTGTCAACAGTTCTAACCGCATCCATACATTCTCTAATAATCAAATCAGTATATTTTTCTAAGAGAGAATTACTTATATCAATTGAATCATACTGATGTTTATCGTCAACACCATACAATCCAGCTTGTTCTGCTAATTTTATACTTACTTCATTCATTGTTTCAACATCCAAAATACATGTTCTTTCATATCATGCCATTTAAATTCAAATACAGGGTCCCCGGGACCTGTCCACATTGCAACACCCATCATACACTTCTTAAGCCATATTCTTTTATTGCTCAAGTTACATCTCTTAGGTATCCATGCAAATCGTTCTCTCCATACAGCCTTGCGATAAAACGATGCATCGGTATCCCATTTCATTGCTTTCTTTCCATAATACTCTGCACCCATCAATTAGGTGCCCCATTCATTTTTAAAGAGTGGTACTTGTAATCTGTCGCTGTAACGCCAACCACGTTTCATAGCTGCCAATGCCACATTCTTTGCGTTAAGTGTATATACACTTTCTACACCACCTACTGGCATTAGATATACATGACCTTTGAATCCTGCCATACGATAAGCACCTACTGCACATTCTGCATCTGCAATGTCTTGCTCGGTGGCTACAACAAACTTAAGATAAGCGGTACCAACACATTCATACTCACACACAATCTCAGGCTTGATAGCATCTTCCCAAGTTTCACCACTACCGGGTAGTTTAGCACTTACACTAAATGTAATCTCACGATTCTTCCAGCGTGACCATTCTTGTAGATACTTTTTAAATTCAATAGTTAATGATTGTGTGCCGTTAGTTTCAAATGTGATTTCTTTAAGATTTGCCATATTAGGATGATCTAATAAGTCAGGATATTGCTTTTGCCAGCCTAGTAAAGGTTCACCACCTGTGATTACGAGATGTTCGTCTTGCCATTCTTTGTGAGGAAGTATATCCATAATTGAAGTGGCAATTGAATCAGTAGAAAGTAAGGGACTAAGATGCTTAAACCTAGGATCCCAACTAGCATAACTATCACAACCTGTAGACACCAGAGGCAACTCTTTATAATCATTATACATATGTACAACACCTGCGATATCATTGACTTCATCACTTAGTTCTCCTCGAGGCATACCAAAACCGGCACATTTAAAATTACAACCAAATGTACGCAGGAACACGGAGGGAACTCCCATATATCGGCCCTCTCCCTGAATACTATAAAACAATTCTGCTACTTTAATTTTACTCATTAATTATTCCAATGTCTGATAACACCTGCCACTATAAAGCAGTTTGTTATGATATATGATAACACAATTATGGTACGAATGCAAGCAATACGGTCTGCCTCTTCATCCGTATCACCTGCTTTTTCACCCAATGATTTTGCCCAAAGGCGCCAAAATTTACGCAAAAAGGTCCTCGTTCCAGCACCTATGCCCTTCTCTAAAAGCCATGTTACTTTGTGTCTCACGCACCTCTACACGATAGCACCAAAGTCGTTCTGCTTCACTTGGGCCCCACATGTCAGGAATATACACACCGTTTACATATTTGTAAAGCATGTCACTTAGTGCCTCACAACCTAATTTAGGTAGTAGAACAACTTTTGCAATTTTTCTTTCATGTAAATCCATGAATGTCGCTAACTCTGGATCATCCATTGCCACAATAAGTGTGTGATCAAATTGATCTTCTAGTGTATTCTTTAGTTCTTTTAACCCACCGTAATCAGCACACCAATTACGAACATCTAAATCGTTTGTACCAAAATAGAATTTCATACTGAAACTATAACCATGAATTAGATTACAATGGCTGTCTGCACGCCATTGTCTGTACGCACATGGAAATGCGTCAATGTACTCTTTTGTACTTGTATATTTGTAAACTATCGGTGTCATGCTTGTTCTCCTATGTTAATTATAGCATAGGCGGCAGAATTTGTAAAGCGGGATGATGCCCGTAGACCGCTATAGTTATTTACCTTTTTTGGCTTCAGCATCATGTACACGTTTACGCAAATTGGTACTGCTAAAACTATGATCACGTCCATTAAATATAATTTTGATACCACGCCCATAACATGCCTCATCACCTGTGAATTTCTTACCTTCATATTCAACACCCAATATACGAACATTCAATGGTAATATCAATAACAAATCAATCAAGTCTTGTTCAGTTTGATAAATCACTACTTCATCCACATAGCGACAAGCGCTTAATTGAATTTGGCGTTCTACAATACTTTGAATTGGTTTATTCTTAGTATCTGGGCGATCAATTGTAGGGTCAGTTTGTAATCCAGCAATTAAATAATCACAATGATTCTTTGCCTCACTAAGCATTGCAATATGCCCTGCATGCAATAGGTCAAAGGTACTAAAAGTAATACCTATACTTTTGCCTTGTTCTCTTAGTTCTTTAATTTTATTAAATATCATCTTTTTAATATCTCCATAATTTTATTTTGCTCTTGCTCTTTGAGCCATTCATTTTCTCCGGCAAACGTGCCACTAGATTGTAATGCTTCCTCTATTTGCCATTTGAGTTTATATAAGTCTTTCTTTGCATCAAAGCTCACCCAACCAGTATTGTGATGATCCATTGCCTCATGTCGTATAGCCCAAATTTGATGAGTTATAGCATTCATGTCCCAATTTTTACGAAGTCCCATAAATCACCTACAGTCACACCGTCTGCCCTGATAACAGTTACCATTGCAACTGTTAGGTGGCATCTTGCTGATACAATAAAATGCCATAGCATAAAAAATCACTACCATAAGAATGAATGCTAGTAACCACATTATTTGCAACCTTGCCTTGCAATTTGATAGAACTCTGCACGTGCGGCTGAATCAGTTTTGAATCCACCACCTAAACGACTTGTAACAGTTGAACTACCTGTATCTTCTACACCTCTGCTAGATACACAATAATGTTTAGCATCAATCATTACCGCAACATCTTCTGTATCCAAAATGAATTGCAATGTGTGAAAAATTTGTTCTGTTAAACGTTCTTGAATTTGTGGGCGTTTGCTAAAGTATTCTACGATACGATTGATCTTTGATAGACCAAGTACTTTATCTTTGGGTACATATGCAACTGTTGCAAGACCGTCAATCACAACCAGATGATGTTCACAATTACTTTGTACATTAACATTACGCTCACATACCATTTCATTGTATTTCATTTTATTGTCAACTGTTGTGCATTTTGGGAATGCCTCATAATCAAGTCCCCAAAAGATTTCATTGACAGCCATTTTTGCCCAACGTTTAGGTGTTTCAATAAGACTATCATCAGATAAATCAAGCCCTAAAGTTTCCATGATACGTGTCATGTGACTTTCAATAATATTGATTTTATCTTTTCGGTCTAATGTATTCGGGACCATTGGAGTTTCAACACCCATAGCTAACAAGTGTAAATGTACTTGTTTACCTAACTCCGGGTCGCATTTTGTTTTATTATAACTCATAAGATAACCTTCCTTTGTGATGGTTTGTTTTTGATATTTTGTAACCGTTGTGTTACATCTTTATTTAGCTTATTAAATAGGTATTGTAGGAAAAGGCCATGCCTCTGATCCATTGAATACTGGTCTTGGTTCTAATTTAATATCTTCTTCTAATATATTATAGTCTTCATCATCAACAATGTCAACCTTAAATGGCCCATAAAGGGTAACAATGTCGCATTCTACTTGCCAATCATGTTCACCATCATATAACCAACCTATGCCACCTTCACCCCAGGCATCTTCTATTTCTTGTTTTTCTTCATCGGTGAATGATTTATCAAATTCAAAATAACAGGCGCATAGGTCGTCTAATTCACAACCCCAACCCAATTGACTATCAACTGATATTTCCTTATCAGTACTGTAAATAGGATCATCGATATCTTGAAAACCTTGTCCCCAACGATAGGTTTCAGTTACATCC